CACCATCACAATTTGGAGAAGAGAAAAATGGTGTGTGGATTCCAAAAGACCCAAGTGGTACAAGTTTTGGAACAAATGGTTTTCATCTTAAATTTGAAAACGCAAGTGACCTTGGAAATGACAGCTCAGGGAACAATCATGATTTTACAGCAACTAATATGGGTGCAGACCATCAAGTTTCTGATAGCCCAACATTTGGGAGTTAATTAATATGGCAAGTAGTGGAAATTTTTGCACAATGAACGCAGCAGATACTGGTGCATATCAAACTGTAACAGGGGGTAATTTAATAGTAGGTGGCTCAGGTTCTTCTACAGCAGACCAAGCTAAAAGAGGAGCAACTTTTTATATACAAAGTGGTAAATGGTATTGGGAAGTAAGACAAACAGTAGGAGGTTCTTCTTATGGAGAAGTAGGAATATCAGTAGGAAGTGCAGGAACAGGAACTCCTTCAGCTAATTCAGGTTTTTCTGATGGTCTTATGTATCAATCTATAGCAGGTACATTAGCAGCAACTGCAGCAGGATATGTAGGATTAGGAACAGTAACCACTACATCAACTGGTGTAAGTGCTATTTCAAATAATCAAGTTATAAATATAGCTTTAGATATGGATAATAGAAAATTATGGTTTGGTTTAGATGGAACATATTTTAATTCTGGAGACCCTGCAAATGGAACTAATCCACAATTCAGTTGGACTACTGATACATTTGTAACACCTACTTCAAAAAATTATGCAACAAATAGACCTTCTCATTATAACTTTGGACAGGATTCTACATTTGGTGGAAATGAAACAGCAGGAGGTAATGCAGATGGTAATGGACATGGAGATTTTCATAGTAGTGTGCCCACAGGATTTTTAGCTTTATGTTCTTCAAACCTTCCAATTAGTGATGATATAAATGCTGCAGAAACTGATGATGATTATCCTGCTAAACAATTTGGTGCTGATATTTTTACTGGAAATGGAGGAACACAAACAATACAACTAGGTGATTCTTTTAAACCTGATTTAGTTATTATGAAAAATAGAGGAACAGCTAATAGTTGGATAGTAATTGATTCTACAAGAGGTTATAATAAAACCTTAAAAACAGACGATAATTCTGCAGAATCTACAGGTGCCTATGTTGGTTATGGTATAGAATCTGATTTTTTTGATAGCACAGGAATAAAAGCAAATGGTGGAGGAAGTCCAGGATTTAATGCTTCAGGTGGAAATTATATTGTGCAAGGTTGGAGAGCTAATGGAGGAACAACTAGTAGTAATTCAGAAGGTAATATTACATCAACAGTTCAAGCAAATACAAAAGCAGGTTTCTCTATTATTACTTATACAGGTTCAGGAGGAACAGTAAGTGGTGCTAATCCTACATTTGGACATGGACTAGAATCAAGTCCAGATTTTTTAATGTTTAAATGTCGTAGTAATGGTTCAACTAACTGGGTATGTTGGCACTCAAAATTAGGTGGTGCTAATAAATATTTAAGTTTGAATTCTGATTCAGCAGTAGCAACTGATACAGCTTGGTTAAGTAATACAGCTCCATCAAACACTTTAATAACTACAGATAATGGTGGTTGGGGTGCTGTTAATGGTTCAAGTAGAACTTATGTTTGTTATGCGTGGCACTCAGTTGAAGGTTACAGTAAGTTTGACTCTTATGTTGGTAATGGTAATGATAATGGAACATTTATCTATACAGGATTTAGACCTAGAATGGTATTTTGTAAAAATATTGGAGCAAGTGAAGCATGGGTGGTAGCAGATACAGCTAGAGAAACAGAAAATCCAGTTGATAAAATATTAAAATGGAATAATGGAAATAGTGAAGCTACTGGTTCTACTTATGCTATTGATATAGTTTCTAATGGTTTTAAAGTTAGGACTTCATGGGAAGGTTGGAATCAAAGTGGTAATACAATAGTCTATGGTGCATGGGCTGACGTTAGTTTTAAATTTAACAATACTTTTTAGGAGGTGAAATAATATGTGGGCTTATATAAAGGATAATAAAATAGAACAAATCTATCAAAGACCAAAATCTTTGGTGCTAGGTGAAGTTCGTTATCCATCTAATATGTTTACTAAATATACAGATGCTGAGAAAGCTGCTATAGGAATATATCCTGTAGAAGATAGTGGTACAAAAGGAGATGATAGATTTGAATATACTTCAGGTCCTACATATACTTGGAGTGCTTCTGATAAAAAAGTAACAACATCTTATACAATAACAGAAAAATCTTTAGTAGATATAGAAGCTAAAGATGAATCTGGTAGTAATATATTAGATGAAAAAGGTAATAAAACTTATATTTATGGTTTAAAAACACAAGCTAAAAATTTAGCTAAACAACAAGCTAATACTTATATAGCTAGATTTAACTGGTTAGTAGAAAGAAGTATCTATGATAGTAGTAAAGCTATACCAGATGTAGTTAAAACTTATGTAGCAGCTATTAAAACTGATTGTGCTGAAATAGAAACAGCTATTGATAATGCTAGTGATATGACAGCATTTAAAGCATTATATCAAGATACTTATAATTATGATAGTAATAAAAATATTGTATCAGTAAAAGAAGTAGCAAGAGTAAACAGATGGAGTGATGATTATGATGTTCAACAATATGTTAGATAGAATTAAGAAGTTTTATAAAAAATTTAAAAAAAGATTATTTGGTAAACTTTGTGAGTGTAATGATTAATAAAATTATATTATTTTTTTTTATTATATTTTTAAGTATATATGCTAATGCTAATGTAATAAAAAAACAATACTATGCTACACATACATGTGCTAAAAGAAGTTTTGCTATTAATGATTTAGAAAATAGATTAGATTTTGTAAGAAAAGGTTTATCTGTAACCTCTGATAATCAAGTTATAGAATTATATATTAATAAAAATAAAGGTAACTGGTTAATTATGTTAACAGGCACAGATAAACTTAGCTGTGGTTTAATAGGTGGTCAACAAGAATTTATATTTGAATAGGAGAAAAATATGGCATCAACATTTACAAGTAGTTTAAGACTAACAAAACAGGGTGATGGAGATAATCCTAACTCATGGGGTGTTGTATTAAATGATGGTGTTATTAGTTTAGTAGATGATGCTATTGCAGGTTATACAACAGTAGAAATAGGTTCAGCAGCAACAGTAACATTATCAGCAGTGGATGGTAGTGGAGATGTGCCACGTTCTGCTTTCTTAGAAGTTAAAGGAAGTGTAGGTGGTAGTCATAGCACTATTACTATGTTAATACCTGCTCAATCTAAAAGTTATGTAATTAATAATAAAGTATCTGCTAATACAACTGCAAGTGATGTAGTTAAAATTAAAACAGCTAGTGGTACAGGATATAACATACCTTTAGGTGCAATAGGTTTAGTAATATGTGATGGTACAAGTGTATTTGCTACTAATACTAAAGGACTAGGTTTTGGCACAGCAGCTTCTGCAGATATAGGAACAGGTGCAGATAATGTAGCAGTAGTATCTGCAAATGATTTACGTTATCCTAGAGTATCAGTAACTGCTGCAGCTACACTTAGAGGTGATTTAAATATAGAAGCAGGTTCTTTAAAAGTAGGTACATCTGCTAGAGCATATAATCCAATAACAACATTAACAGATGCTGCAAGTATAGCAGTGGACTTTGCATTAGGTAATAACTTTTTAGTTACTATAGGTGGTAATAGAACATTAGCAGCACCTACAAATGCAGTAGCAGGACAAACAGGACAAATATATATAATACAAGATGGCACAGGAAGTAGAACATTAGCTTATAATTCTGCTTATCAATTTGTATCTGGAGCATCACCTACATTAAGTACAGGTGCAGCAGATGTAGATATATTAGTATATAGTACAAGAAGTGCATCAACAATAGATGCAGCATTATTAAAAAACTTTGATTAGGATTTAGATGTCTTCAACAAGTTCAAAATTAATACAACTTAATTTTAAGCCTGGAATTTATAGAGAGTCAACACAGTATGCAGAAAAAGGAGCATGGTATGATGTTGATAAAGTTAGATTTAGAGCAGGTAAACCAGAAAATATTGGTGGATATGAAACAAGAATATCTGATACATTTGATGGTGCTGCAAGAGATATAAGAACTTGGGTTGATAATAGTCAATTTAAAAGAGCTATATTTGGAACAACTCAAAAATTAATAGAACATGATGGTGATAGATTAGTAGATGTAACACCAGTATCTGCAAGTGTAACAATAACAAATGCTTTTTCTGTAGCTCTTAGTGCAAATACAGTTACAGTATCTGCAGCAGGACATGGTAGAAAAACTGGTGATTTTATTTTTTTTACAAGCTCTACTACTATTGGTGGTAATATATTACTAGGTACAACTACCTATGCAGTAAGTGTAATTAATTCTAACACATTTGCTATTGATGTTCCTACTACAGCAAGTGCAGCACAATCATCTAGTGGTAGTGGTACATTACATGCTTTAATAGCAACAGGTGTATCAAATGCTGTAGCAGGTTTAGGATATGGAGCAGGTTCTTATACAGCAGGTGTATGTGCAGCAGGTGGTAGAGGATGGAATCAACCAACATCAACAGGTGCTAGTGATTTTGCAAGTAGAATAACAACATGGAGTTTAGATAATTTTGGTGAAGATATTATAGCAGTTAGAAGAGGTGGTACTATTTTTCAATTTGATACTGATGCTTCTGTAGTTCCTGTAAGAGCAACTAAAGTATCTGGTGGAACAAATTCAACACCAACAACTGTAAACTCTATTATTGTATCACCTAATGATAGACATTTAATCTGTTTAGGTAGTAATCAATTTAATACAACTGCTTCACCTACAGGAACATTTGACCCTATGACTGTTAGATGGTCTAATCAGGAAGACATAACAAATTGGGTTCCTTCATTAAGTTCTACTGCAGGTGAATCTGTATTAACAGATGGAACAGAAATAGTAGGAGGAGTAAGAAGTAGAAATGCTATTAATATATGGACTGATAATTCATTATGGACTATGACCTTTGTTGGTCCTCCATTTACATTTCAGTTTCAACAATTAGGTAGTAACTGTGGATTATTAGCACCACATGCAGCAGTTGATTATGATGGTATATCTGTATGGATGGGTTATGATAATTTTTATGTTTTTGATGGACAAGTTAAAAATTTAGATTGTACTGTTAGAAGATTTATTTTTGATAGATTAAATAGAAATCAAAAAGATAAAGTATTTGCAGGTATTAATTCAGAGTTTAAAGAAGTTATTTGGTTATATCCATCAACAGATTCTAATGAATGTGATAGCTATGTTATCTGGTCTCCTAGTGAAAATTACTGGACATATGGTTCAGGTATTTTTACAACCTTTGCAGATAAAACTGTATTTGGAAATACAATAACAACAGGTGTATCAGTAGGTGGTAATAATTTATATAATAATGAACCTGATGGTGTGTTTACAGAAAATGGTCAGGCACAATCTTCTTTTATAGAGTCAGCAGATTTTGATATGGCAGATGGTAATGAAATTATGTTTTTATCTAGAGTGATACCAGATTTTACATTAAATGATGGTGCATTAACATTTTCTATTAAAACAAAAGATTTTCCTGAAAGTAATAATGAAAGAGAAAAACCTGCACCACCACACTCAGTAACTAATGCAACAACAAAAATTGATATGAGAGCAAGAGGAAGACAGGGGAGAGTAAGAGTATCATGTAATGCAGCTAATACAAGTTGGAGATGGGGTAATATAAGATTAGCTTTACAACCAGATGGTAAAAGATAATGGCACAACAATATCCTATACTACCAAGAATGTATGGTATGCAGTTAAATGATGAAAATAAAGAATTAAAACAATTATATGTTTTACTAGAAAAATGGGGTGCTACTTTAATTAATGAACTTAATACTAGAGATTTACAAGTTGATTCTAAACCTGCAACAAAAGTATTTTCAGTTACAACAGTAACTAATATTACTAATCCACAAGCAGGCGATATAGCTTATTCAGCATCAACAGGTAAGTTTAAAGGTTATGTAAGTTTAGGTTCAACAACAGAATGGCAAAATTTAAATTAATGACTAATAATATTATTATATTTCCTAAAGAAAAAATAATTAAAAAAGATAATAATATTGTAAATAGACAAGATATTTTAAGACAACAAAAAGAAATTTTATTACAACAACAAGAAATTATAAAACAAAAAGAACAATTACTAGATATACAATATGAATAATAAAGAATATTTTAATTTTATATATGATAGTACATTAATAGGTAATTTAAATACTGGTCAAGGTACTTTACCAAATATGTATAGTATAAAACAAAAGGTGGAACCTATGGCAAACTCTCAAAAAATAGTGTATAATGGTATTAATAATATTACTGCCAAAAATACTCAAATACAATCTAACTATATGAACTTGAAAGGAATTAAGTAATGATGAATCCTATGGTAATGCCTACTAATAGAGTACAACAGGCTATAGATTATACTAATGCTGCTTCTAGTCCAGATATGATGGATAGATTAAGAGCTATGCAAATGGGTAGAAACATAGGTCAAGGACTATCAGGATTACCTACAGTTAGTATGGAAGAAGGTGGTTCTATCGCAAATACTGCTCAAGGTATTGCAAGTCTAGGTAGACAAGGTGATAATATATTAGTACATATGTCACCTGATGAATTAGATACATTATCAAAATTAGGAAATATAACTTATAATCCAGTAACAGGATTACCTGAAGCATTTAGTCTTAAAAAAGTTTTTAAAGCAGTAAGAAAAGTTGCACCTATTGCATTAGCTATTGCTGCTCCTTATTTAGGTGCTGCAGCTTTAGGAACAACAGCAGCAGGATTAACTACATTACAATATGCAGCATTAACAGGATTAGGTAGTGGTGTAGGTAGTTTAATAGCAGGTGCTAAACCTAAAGATGCATTAAAAGCAGGAATAATATCTGGAGCAACTGCAGGTCTTACAAAAGGTATAGGACAAAAAATGGCAGGTAAAAGTTTCTTTGGACCACAATCTGTAACTCCTGAAAAAACAGGATTATTATTAGATGATGTTGTAGCAGCTAATAAAGCAAAATTCGCTACTCTTCCCTCAGGAGATACATCAACATTAACTGGTGTTGGTAAAGCTGCTGCTTCTGATTTTATGTCAGGATTACAAGGAAAAGGAAAATTACAAATAGCAGGAGATTTATTAGGTAAAGCTGCTATTGGAGATATAGGTTCATCTATTGTTGAATCAGAAAGAATTGCAGATGAAGCTACTAAACAAAAAGCAGAAATATTAGGAAAACCTATTGACACAGGATTTAATCAACAAAAAGGTATATTAAAAATGGCAAATTTAAAAAGTCCATCTGCATTAACTGAATCAGATTTAAGAGCAAGAGCATTAGGTCAATTAGAAAGACAAAGATTTTTACCTACATTTGGAACAGTTCAAGCACAACAAGGTGGATTAATAGAATTAGCACAAGGTGGTGAATTTAGTGGTATGGTTCCAGGTGAAGGAGGAGGTATGGATGATAATGTATTTATGCCTATAAAAGAAGGTAAAGAACAAGTTGGAACATTAGCAGTAAGTCCTACAGAATATGTAGTAGACAGCTATACTATGGCAGCATTAGGTGATGGTAACCCAGAAGAGGGAGCAAAGGTTATGGATGAAACAATTAAAAGAATTAGAAAAAAAGCATATGGAACAACAGAACAACCAAAAGAAATAGATGGTTTACAAACATTAGTTCCTATGATAAAGGAGGTATAGAATGGCAGTATTGTCTTCATTATTAGGTTTTGGTACACCTCAACAAACAGTACCTGCACAACAAATGCTAAGTGGACAACTAGCACCTGAGTTAGCTCCTTTTTATAAAGATATATTAGGAAAGGCACAGGCACTATATCAAACAAAAGAAGCAGAAGGTTTTCAACCTTATACTGGTCCTACTATTGCACAATTTACTCCTGAACAAGAACAAGCTTTTACAGGACTAGCAGGTTTATCTGGAACTACAGCACCTCAGTTTGAAGAAGCAAGAACATTTACAAAAGCTGCTGCTGCTCCTGTAACTACTGAAGAGATAGAAGAAAGAATGTCTCCATATCAACAAGCTGTTGTAGATATAGAAAAAAGAGAAGCACAAAAACAATTTGAACAAAATGTATTACCAAAAATTAGACAAGCTCAAATAGCTGCAGGTTCTTTTGGTGGAACTAGAGGTACATTATTAGAATCACAAGCATTAGCAGACCAATCAAGAGCATTAGCAGATATACAAGCTAGAGGTAGTGCTGCTGCATTTGACCAAGCTATGCAAGCATTAGGACAAGAAAGAGCAAGAACAGGTCAAGCAGGAACACAGTTAGGAGCACTAGCACCAAGTCAATTACAAACAGGTTTAAGAGAAGTTGGTGCATTACAATCTGTAGGAGAAGCTAGACAAAAACAAACACAAGCTGCATTAGATGAAGCTTATCAACAATTTATACAAGAACAAGAAAGACCATATCAAACATTAGATAGATACTCTGCTATAGTTAGAGGTATGCCAACACCTATGGTACAAAGAACTCCTATAGCTCCTGCTCCTACTTTAGGTCAAACATTATTAGGTGCTGCAGGAACAGCAGGTTCTTTATATGGAGCTTTTGGTGGATTTAGTCCTACTGGATTATTTGGTATGAAAGGAGGATATACAGGTGGTGGTATAGCAGATTTACCTGTTGTACGTAGACAAGTAGGAGGTGGTCTAAATGTAAATTCTGATTCACTTATGAAATATGATGATGCTGCTTTTATAGATACTTTTATAGTTCCTAAAAGACCACCTGGTATGTCAGGAGCAAATTGGGATAGAAAATATAAAAAGAAAGGTTTTAAAGCAGGAGATAAACTTGGTAGATATAGAGTAACAAGTACAGGTAAAGAAGATATTAGACCTTTAAAATATATTAAAAGTGATGTTCAAAAAATAACTTCAGACCCAGAAACTGCATCAACACCTGGTGCATATGGTGCTTTAACAAAGTATGCATCTTCAATTAAACCAGGTGATACATCTGTAAGTGCTTTAGAAAATTTACTAGCTAATCAACAAGCAGGATTAGGAGATTTAAAATCAGTTATTGGAGAAAAAGCAGAATTAGCAGAAAGAATGAAAGGAGCTTTAGGTAAATTACCTACAACAGAACAAGCTGATGAAGAAACAAAAAAGTTTTTTGCAGATAAAGCAGCAAGAGCACAACAACAAGATGAAGCAAATATTGAAGCTTCTAAAAGAGAACAGTTTGGTAATTTAGCACAATTTTTTACTAGATTAGGAACTGCTACTCCTAGAGTAGAAGGACTAGGTGGTTTAGTAGATGTAGGTTTAAGAGCTGCTGATGAAACAATACCTCAAGCTATGCAAACTCAACGTGCATTACAAGAAAAACAAGCTGCTGCTGCAGAGAAACAAGAAGCTAGAGAAGATAAACAAAGAGCAGAAACATTAAGTAATAAAACTAAAGACTTAGAAAAATTACAAGCTGAATATAGTTTATTAGAGAAAAAAGGAGCAAGTGCATCTGCATTAGCAAAAGCAGAAACTGATATATTACAAGCTTTAGCAGAAATAGAAACATTAAAAGCTACAACTGATGTTAATATAGGAGAACTAATGCCTAAAGATTTAACAAAAACAGAGGATAGATTAAAAGCATTAACAACAGGTAGAATAATTGGTGATGTCCCTGGTTTTGAAATGGCTCAAAATGCAGCATTACTACAAGCTCAAACAGAAGTTGAATCTGCATTAAATGATATAAGAAATAAAGGTGGAAGTGGTGCTTTAAGACAAGTATCTAAAGCACAAGTAGAAGCTGCAATATTAGGTAGAGCACAAGACTTATTAGCAGAAGGTGGTAGATTATCTAGAGTAACAGATAAAAGACAATCTAATGTAAAACAAACTGATTCTAGTGGAAGTGCAGAAGAAGCTCTTGATAAAGAAATTGGAAATTTATAAAATAATTAATAATGCTTAGTTATAAATCAGATACATTTCAAACAGCAAGAAAAGATTTAGATGAATTAAATAAAGCTTTTAAACAAGCAGGTAATAAACTTGGTGCAGAAGATATTAAAAGTTTTTTAGCTGAAAAAAATATTAGTGTTGATGAATTTAGAAATGCTAATCAAGAATTTGTAAAAGCAGGTAAACAAGTTAGACCTGAAGGTTTTAGATTAGGTCGTATTGTTGCAGGTGCAGTAGGAGAAGCAGGTAGAGATATAAAAGATTTTGCTTCTGCAGTTGCTCCTAAAACTACTGAAGCTATTGGTAGTGCAGTTAGTGAAGCAATACCTGATAAAGCTGAAAAAAATATTACTGCATTTTTTGACCCTTACATGGGTGAAGGTTTAGGTGCTGATGTAGATAGAGGTATAGCAGATATAGCTTCTTATTTTCTTCCTGGTGGTGCTGTTGCTAAAGGTATTACTAAAGGAAGTAAACTATTAACTATAGGTAAAGGTATAGGACCTAAAGCAGCTAAGTTAAGAAAAGTAGGTCGAATGGGAAAATATGCTGTAGCAGGTACTGTTGCAGAAACTATTGGCTCTAGTGATATTCAAGATGAAAATTTAATAACAAGTTTAACTAATACAGCTTATGAATTAGGATTTGATAAGATGGGAGGAGTTTTAGAAAAACTTGCTGCTAACCCTGATGATACAAAAGCACAACAATATTTTGATGCATTTATTAATAATGCTTTATTAGCAGGTATTCTTCCTGCAGCAAGTGTTTTAACTAAACCACTTACTAGACAAAAAGCAATAGAAAAAATAGTAAAAAGAAAAAAGAAAGCTGAGAAGAAAACTTTACAAGTTGACTCAACTCCAACAGGTTTATTTGGTTTAAAAGGTGTATTAGGTGGAGGTAGAGTAGGGAGATATATTAATAAAGGATTTTCTCCAGATAGAGGTACAGATACTTTTACTCTTGAAAAGATATTAATGAGAGAACGTGCAGGTAAAAAAGCATTAGAAGAAATAGAAGGACTAACAGCAGATTTAAAAAGAGCAGTAGGTAGGTCTGGTATAAATAAAAGTGTTGTTGAAGATAATATTCAAAAAGTTTTAGAGTTAGGTGATGAACAAGCT